ATATTCCATGTTCTCAATCCTCTGGATTATTTTATTCATTATATCGATATTATATTGAATGTAGTCCATTTGCGTTTCGAACGAGTGCGAACAAAGTTCGCTAGCACGTTTATTGTATGTCATTTGTTCAGAAACAGATGAGTTTTTCAATAACAGTAGACCATTTCTTCGGTCTTGTAAATCGCTATAGATTGTAGTATTAAATAGGCAGTAATTGTTTTGCGCTTCTAAAATGTTATTTGTATTATTACAAAGAAGGAAGTCTCGGAATGGATCAATACGTTCGTTCAATATAGGCATAACAGAATGTTTTATCTTTTTCTTATTATTTTTGTAAATTAAATTTGAGAAGGAGAGAACCAGATCATGATATAAAGAATATATGATATGAAAGAGCGTTTCTTGCATGGTTTATTTGAGATAGTTGCATCGAAATACTTATGGAAGATTTTTTATCAATTTTCTAACCGAACGGTATCTCTACCGATTCGGACCACAGGTAGGACTCGTTTCAATACTTTCTTATCCAATATAGATTGGTCGTCGCCTTGACCCAATGAGTTGGCATACATTTTCATTAATTGAATGTTTTCTGGCGTATCTAGGTCCTGACTATCTGGGTTCTCTATCATCCATTTCGAAATAAGACCGAGATTCTGTCTATCGATATATTTGATGGCACCATGTAAGCTTGGTGTATCTGAAGTACCCTTTTCCCATTTATCTTCCTCTTTGATATAGACAGTTTCTCGCTTTGTATCCGTACAATGAATAGGCCGTTCTGTGATTTCTAACTTCTTCAATGCCTTAATAAAAATATCACTGATTCCTTCTACATATCCATTATTGCCAATATTTAACATGTCATTTATTTCTAATTGTATCGTTCGTATGAAATCTGTCATATTGATGGCATTCCTACAATCGTCATTGAGGAACATCTGTATATTGAATGTATTATTTGAATTGGTCTGTGTACCCACTTTCGGAATCAATTCTGCTATAGTAGACTGTTGTTCTTGAAGTAGATCCCGTAATTGTCTGTTATCAGCCAACAGCTGATGCACCATATGGTGTGTAGAACACACTTCGTCTTGACAATGAGACTGTAATATACTACATTTCTTCTTATGTTTCCAGAGACCGGATTGGGTGCAGTATGTTTTAGAGCAGTGTGAACAGTTATATTGTTTATTCGTAATAAATTCAGAAGCCAAATTGTGTTTTCGTGTGTGTAAATGTTTGGTGTAATCTCTCTTATCATAAGTATAATAATCACACGATTCACAGTAATATGTTGTATCAGATTTTGTTGCATTTTTTCGTTCCAAAATCTGATTATTGTGTAATTTGCGATGTCGTCCTGTCATCACATGTTTATTATAATTTGATTTATTACGCGTTATGTACTCACATAATATACATGTGTATTCGGTATGTTTTTCTCGGATTTGTTGCATTCCAATAATTCCAAAATCTATAAAATATGGAATTAAAAAAATCTGCTAAAGACGAGTGAAATCATTTTCACGAAAAAAAAAACAGTGTGAATAATTTTCACATTACGCGCCAATTTGCTGCTTAATGCAGCCAAACCGAAAAACTCGTGTTTTTCTGAAAGTTTTCGAGGAGGTATTTGAAAAATGGACAAGAAATAATTGTCCATTTTTCTCGAGCATACTTCAAACTCCAAATATTATAAGTATTTGAATAAATCGATAATAATAACTTATAATAAATACTTTTTCTATGCTATTATTATTTGAATAAACGTGGTATACGCGTTGGTTTATTGATATTCGTCAATATTTATTTTATAACGAGCAATCGCATCATTGTATTTGTTTAGCCATCTGGTTTTGGTTGGTTGTGAGAGTACAATTTTCATGTGGCGTTCGTATTGTTCAGGTGAGTCGTAAAACAGGGCTGAGATGGAATCAGTACTATAATTATCTGCAAATGCAACTTTGAAATACAAATCTTCATGTGCATCTCCAATGCGATGATGTGTGATTCTTGTACCAGTTATAGCATCGCGAATACACGTACCAGGAATATGTGAAGATACGTAATATTCTACATATCGTTTTTTCCCTTTTGAGTTGCGACCGATTTGAATTTTACGGTAGCCGCTATCTGACCGCTTATACATATCATACATATTGCGTTGATTTTTGCGTCGACTGTTTACGCTACTAACAGAGGATACATCGTCATCTGAGCTGATATAACCAGCATTGTTGTTTGTGTCATAATCGTCATACATTGTTGTAATGGTAGTGTTGTGATAAAAAGATATCGAACTAATATACTATATTAAGGTGGCATTGTTTAAATCCATTTTATAATATTTAATACGCTAGAGCTTACAAATATTTTTAGGCTCAGATAGTATAGAAGCCTATGATAAATACAACAGAAGAACTGAGGAACTACATAACGAACAATTTCATGGGAGCACAGTATAATTCAATGGAGGGAACAACTCGTTCAGATAATACAACTACCGCAATATTACCGCCATCGAGTGAAGCACTTCCTGAGTCAGATGATGTATCTCAGGAAAATCCGTTGTTATCATTTCGATATTTAGATGATTCTATTTTATCGAATGATAATACTAACAGGGACTATCTCAAATCGTATACATTACATATTTGCATGTTTCGTGTGAATCGTGAGATATCAACCCCTTTTCTTGAATATTATTTTCAATTAGAAACCGACATCTATTCATTACCATACGGACCGATGGATATGGCGTCTTTTATAAAAATGGGGTTTGAAACCATAGATAATGATGATGATGATGAATTTGATGCAGGATCTCGCGAGTTTATAAGGCAATGTTCTCAACATATTGAGAAAACATTGGGTTATGTACCCGATGACTTGAATGAAATATACCGTGGATTCTTAGAGAACCAAGAACATATATATGCGTTTTTTGATTTCTCTGACAAATCGTTTGATAAACATACTGGAAATGAAGTCGTATTAGACGATTCAATTGGAGATAGTGATGGAACAGTAGCCATTATGGATGAAATTATTCACAAAAAGAGTATTCTCGGAAAACCGATTCATGCCGATTGTGTATCTATATTCGAACAGTATCCGTTTGTACAAAATCTGAAGTATGCAAATCGCGAACCCATTCAAGCGCCTTCAATTGGATACTTATGTATTCAAGGAGAGAACCAAGAGTATCAAAATGTGTATAACGACGAAGAAATCCCGACAAATTCGGAATTTTTTTCTTTCCCGACAATAGACCATGAATTATATGGAAGCATATTTGTAGTTTCATTAGAACCCTTACATCAAGAGTACAATGATATTGTTCGAGTAGCATCGTTTATAGATACAGAGAATGTAATAGATACCATTGATAATAATCAACAGGAGAGTGATGACAATGAGGATGGGTTTTGTTTTCAAGCTAATGACGTCAAATTATGTGCATCATACAACATTGATGCATTTTACCAACTCATTACATAAATGACATAAAATACATAACATATATAAGCGGGTTATGTATTTACATTGAGTTATCTCTTACGATTACTCTTGTTATATTTCTTACTCTTGTTGCGGTTCTCACTCTTGTTATATTTCTTACTCTTGTTATATTTCTTACTCTTGTTGCGGTTCTCGCTCTTGTTATATTTCTTGCTCTTGTTGCGGTTCTCACTCTTGTTATATTTCTTGCTCTTGTTGCGGTTCTCACTCTTGTTCATTTGAACGGGTTCTTCCTTTGAATCACTATTGTATATTTTTTTCGCATCCATAAGTGCATTCTTGTACAAATAGTCAGAGTTTACAGCAGATTTCTCAGCATACACATTGGAAACAAGATCAGTCCAAACGGTCATTGTATACGATAGAATGAGACAATAATTTATACATTATCAAATGACGAATATGACTGAAGAAATTTGTCAATGATAGTTCGTTCTACTTGGTTCTCTAAATTGTCAATAATTTCTTCAATTAAGGGTCGCCTTTCATAAATTTCAACAAAAGAGTTGACATACGTTTCTATATGTTTGATTTTCTCGTTATACAACTTATCCTTGTCTTGTGCTAATTGTTGTATTTGTTTGCTAGATTCAATCTGTCGTTTTATTGTATTTTGTTCGAACTCCTCGCGCTGTTTTATTTCATTACGAGCTTCGTCAATGCGTAATTGTTGGGTAGCAATAATGGAATTTTTTGCTCGTAATTCGGGGGTATCGTCTTCATCATCGGAAAAAATGGATTCATTGTGATTATCTAATTCTAGATACCATTTATGACGTGTTTCGTTAGCGCTTACTAAGGTATCACAAATATCTGGTTTACGTAATTGATCAAAACGTCGTCGTTTCTCGGTGCCCTCTCTCCCACTAAATTTTCGATTGAATTCATGTACAACACGTTCTGTTATATCGGGACTGGTTTCCATCAACCGATCGAACTCTCCTCTGCATGATTTGATAAAACTGCCTGCATCACTGCGCTCTTCTGGTCGCTTCGCTAATTCAATGCGAATATTACGAGAGAATTTGTCCCATGATATGGAAGAAATTCGATGGGCTTCATTCAATTCGGATATTTTCAAATATTGTTGGATTGTTGTAAGAATACCAATAAAAATATTTAATGAACCGATCATCGCTGGTGCATATACTTTATAATTTGCAGGAATGCTTTCTTGTGCAAACGATGCAGTACCACTAAGTGTTGACAATATAATGGCTGGAATTGTAAACCATGCATGCTGTCCTGAATAGATGATATGAGAGCGAGAATTCATCCACTTATAACATTGGGCTACATCGCACCATTCGACCAATATGAGTTCATTTTCAGGGGACCATTCAACGTGAACTCTTTTGGATTTATAACGATTATTATTTTGTTCATTCCCCGGTTCTTTGATTGAAACTTGTTTTGTGGAAACATTGTTTTTATACGACGGATCAACGCTAGAAATAGTAGTATCATCTGAACTTGATGGTATTTCATCATACACATCCATGTGTTATATTATTTTGCTTATATACATATAACCGAAATAATTCTTGATTAGGTTGCCGTGTATGTTTGATTGGCACTAAATATAGTTAGAGACAGTTTCATGACATTTTCTCCGTGAAATCGGGAGCAGATATAGGTGATATATTTCCGTTAGATGAACCATCTTCTCTGGGTACTGCAAGTTGAACAAACTTTGGTATAGTACTAACATCAACGTCTTTTATTTCAATATCAGATTGATCTGGTATCGAATCAATGAATGTCGTNTTTATGTCCTCGCCAGATTTGTGAGTTATATGAGAGGAATCAATTGGACTGGTTGGTGGAGCCGGGCAAATCTCTACTCGGTTGGTTGAATCGCTCAATGAAATCAATAAACTTCTATTGGGCTCATCTTCAATATCATCAATCGAAAAAATATGATTGTTGTTCAGATCTTGGTCAACCTCACTGCAAAAATCCTGTAGACGGACTGCTAGATGAGATAGTTGTTTCTTTTGTGAAATATGAAAAAACGACAGATAGTTGACATAGAGAGTGATTTGCTTATGTAAAATATCATTCTCGTGTGTAAGAGTGTTTAAAAAATTGGAGATTGAGAACCCAACTGAATGTGTGTTATTATAGGATTCAATATGATTTGATTTCAACTCTGATGATTTATATAAATGAACGACAAATTTTATGATAGTATCATGTAGTGAACGAATATCATCAATCTCATATTGAATGAAAGGTTCTAAATCCTTGTATACTGGAAATGTTCGCAACTCTAATTCATCGATATTTCCAATATCGTTCTTGTTTTCCTTGATATATCGAAGGATGATATTATGTAATTTGTAGTAATCACAGTACATACGATTGTTTAAAATGCAACGAAGTTTCTCTATACTCTCCAATTCCATTGCAAAAATTTTGTATTGATAAAAAAACGAATCGAGACAGAATAAAAATATTTGCTTTGCATTGTCCTTGATAAGTTTGTTATATGTATTTTTTAAGTTAAGTAGTTTTGTATTGGTGGTTCCCATGATAGAACGAATGTCCTTTTTCATAACAATAATATTATCAAAATCTGTTTTTAATTTTTCTATTTGAAACATATACGTATTCGACATGGTGAATAGAAATAGTAAGTATGTGTATACATATCTGATCGAAAATAAAAAAAGAGCAAAGCCCCCTTTTTATTTTTATTTTCAAATTAGTTTGTCTCATTTTTCTTTTCGGTCGGTGTAATACTATTTTATCATGTGAAATATTTATACATACATGTCCGTGTATTGTTGTTCCATACTAAATTTGTCGATTGATTGACTAAGGCTATTAAAATCATTCTCATCATTGTACAGGTTTGAAGCTGCTGCTAATGTTGATGTCATAGCTAATATTGTAGGGAATCCTTTCCATATACTATATTCTTCTGGAATAAGGTCGACTTCGCTATGAAATATCGGTTTAGATACGGTAGGAGCCGTTTTTTGTACATTTGTACGAACAGGGGCTCTTGGCCAAATCTGTGCATTTATAGAACGCGCAGGGGTGGGTTGTATTGCAGTGGAAAGTTTATTTTTCAATTCTTTTACTGTATTACTGAGTGCATGACGCATGGTTCTAGGAATATGTTTCTTAATTTCCCAATATTGCATAGATTCTTCGTCGTAAATTAATTTTGCGATTTCGCCTCGATCAAGACATGATTGTAAACGGCTCGCAACAGACGTGTTATAGAGGTTGAGTTTAATAAATGCAAAGTAATATGCATTGCTATTTTCATTCACTTTGTAATGCATATCTAGACTAACAATCGAGCCGATATGTGATCGATTAAATGATTCAATAATAGTATTGCGTTGTACAGTACCAAGCATACGAGGAATGTAAATGTCAATTAGTGCCATCTTATAAAAGAGATTGTTGTTTAAAGTTGCTTATCATGGCAATGTATAAAAAGTAATCAATTTTTTACATATATACACATTTGAAGATTTACACCCTTGAATATTTAAAACGCCGTTTTTCATGACATAAAATGTGTAAAAATGTATAAAATTGATTCAATTGTATTTTTTTATATCAATTACAACAACACAACAATACAACAATCATGACTCGTACTACCGAAATGAATAATATGGTAGAAGAACGAAACAATCTTTGCAAAACTTTGTATCTTATCAAAAAGCAAACAGACAAAAGAAACAAGGATAAGAGGAAAAAAGGAGCGGACTGGAAAAACTTAACAAATATGAATATATTCGCCCTACCCAGTCATATAAAAATACTATTTGGACCCTTTATGAAAACTCCATTATATACAGAAATAGGCATTTTGAGAG